AGATAGTTTTGCACCTAAGATACCATCACCAAAATATATTTGATAGTTTCCGTTTATTGCTTCTTGTATATAATAAACAGTATCTGTTGGTCCTAATGCCAAGTAATCTGTTGTGCTATTATAAACTTGATACGAATTGTTGGATGAATTTTGTTGAACCGATACCTGTAGTGTCGAAGTATCTATGTTTGCATCCGGTATTTCAAAAATACAATTAGGATTACTTGATGAATTAACGGTAAATTTATAATTTCTAACTACACCTTGCTTTAATACTAATCCATTAAAATTCGCTACGTTGTTAATTACAGGAACAGTAGAACTTGTTGTTGTAACATAATTGTAATTAACACCATTGACTGGCTCTGACAAAAAATTGGTATATTTTGGCAAAGTTAATGTGGTTGTGGTTATATTGTTGACTGTTAAATTTATTTCTGCTCTGGCACCAATAGCAGATTGTGGAACATAATTCATCAATTTTGCATGTGAAATTACAGATGATCTTTGGAGTGCCGAATCCAAAAACATTTCATTTGCAACCATGTTCAAATAAAATGCATTGTACTGTGTGTTGTAAGCTAACACATCCAGCAATGTAGACATAGCTGAACCAGTAAAGTTATAATCTTTGAATGTTGATTGAGCCTGTAGATAATTGATAAAATTTTGTTTAATGTTACCAAAATCCAGACTAGAAACTTGAATATTTGTATTAGATGCCATTATCTGGACCTTTGAAGTATTAGATTTACTGTTGATGGTATAGTATTATTTCCAACATAAAAACTCAAACTCACATTAAAAGCGTTTTGATTTTCATTTAACTGAACATTAAGTGAAGATATTGTCACTCTAGGTTCAAAATTTTGAATAACATTTTTAATTTCATCTGAAATAAGACTAGCGGTTATATTTGTTGCTGGTTCAAATAATAAAGTTGTAATGTTTGAGCCAACTGTTGCTTGAAATGGTCTTTCGTAAAAATTTGTTAGCAATAAATTTCTTACTGATGCGATAACTGCTTGGCCATCATAACGCAAAGCAACATCACCTGTAACCGGCACTCGGTTAAAGGTTAAATCTAAATCTGAATAAATGTTTGTTATATTTGCCATCTATTATTTATGAGTTAAATCTGGACAATAGTTTGGGTGTACCAATATAATTATTCAATAAGTAGTTCTCTGTTGCTCCAATGTGACTAAATTGTGACACTTTATGATAGTCATCCATAACACTACGAGAGTTTGCAAAAAACTGTGTATCTTGTGCTGGATAATTGTACATGAGATTGTATATTTGTTGAACCGTACTCAATAATAATTGTGAATCTGATAAACTGATGCTCGTAGTTGGTGGTGAACCACCTCCACCACCTCCTCCTCCTCCGGTTCCGGGAGTAATAGAATTTGCTAAAATAATTGTTACGTTTGACAAAGTTGATGATAATGTATTTAAAGTACTTCCTAATGTGATACTTGTAAAACTACCCATGATTGGTGAATTATTTTGTACACCATCAGATTGATATGTAATATATGATAACATTTTACCAACACCAATTGCTAATTTATAATGTGGTGTTGTTACATCTGTTCCAGGATCAACAACATTAGACTGTCTGTTTGTTATATACAAATAATTTGCCGCTGTTGTATTGTAAATGGTGTTTGCATATGTTTTTGTTGTCTGCAAATTTGTTGTAATTGTTCCTGTACTACCCGCTAAATTTGCTGTAATTAAAGATGCTATTGTGCCTGATGTAATTGTGATTGTCTGCGTTACAGTTGCTACAGGATTAACAAAATAACCACTTGTGTCTGATGCTGCAATGTCTTGTGTTTGCCATGAATTTAATAAAGGCGGAAGAAGATTCATGCCATTTACTACATTGGCTGTATAAGGCGTTACTGTGTTTGCTGTTGTTGGATCAGATGAATTGAATCCTAATCTATTGTAAATGCTACTCATATTATATTATGCCTCAATGATGTTTGTAAGTGGTGGGCTTGTTAATCCCATAGGTGCTGCGTGTATGTGTGTATCGAATATCAATGAATTGATAACATCAAATCCTAATATTGATGAAGATATACCAAAAAGTCCAAGTGGAGCACTAATCGAAGTGAAAGAGTTGATTGGACCTAAAGAATTAATTTCTGTTGGTACCGCTACTGGTACACCAACAGAAACACCACCTAATGTAGTAACAAAACCTAATGGTCCTGCACTCATTCCGGTTTCGGCATCAACTCGGCCTTGTGAATAAATCTTAGTAGCAACAACCTCACCCTGTGAGTGAATATCACCATCAACATAAAGGTAATCGCCAGGATGAACTTTTAGACCTCCACCCAATGCGCCACCAGCATTGATGATCGTGTCTTGTAGAGAGGTCATACTGCAAGTTTTTTCGACAACTTGTGTAAAGTTTCCTTTAATGTATTGTTCCACGTTACCAAGTACAGTCTCAATCTTGTCGCCTGTAATTTGTATATTTGCGTCACCTTCAATTTTTACAATACAATTTCCGGAAATCAATACATTGTTGTCTTGCACCACAATTGTATATCCATTACCATACACCTTATGCACCTCATCACCATTAGGATGCATCTCGATGAATGTACCTGTACGATGTTGCAGTCTCACACGTTCACGTTGTGGAGTGTCATCCATCTCGAATAGGTGGCCACCCGGTGTTTGTGTTACATTGTTGTAAGGATATACCGGTGGATAATCCGTATTTGCAGCAGAAGGAGGTTCGGTAAACGGTTTAAAAAAGTCTGGTGGTGCAGGATAACTCATAATTTATATTTAAGGTTTAGAAGAATTCTTTTTTTGATTATCAAATGTGCCTGTTAATTTAGAGTTACCGGCTGCAACTGTACTTGCAATCGCAGCATTAATAGAATCAACTCCGGCGTTTAATGGATCACTAACCGATTTGATAATTGCTGGATCTACTGTAACAGAAGAAGCAGAAGATTGAGCAGCAGATAATGAAGCTTGTAAACCTGACGATAGTGCAGCTTGTGCTTGTTTGATAGAACCTGTTAGTTGTGTTGGAATACGATTGAGTGAATTTTTAAAATTTGTTAAGCAATCTGTAAATAGTTTTGCAAGTGCCGCAGGAAGACTTTTTATCCATTCTAATATTTGTTTTATGTCTTGCACCAAATAGTAATAAAAAGCAGCATCAGCAATAACCTGTGCAACTTGTTTTATTTTTTCATTGATATCACGAATGATTTTTTTGTATCTAGAAAATTGCTTTGATAATTCTCCTGACGGATCTAAATTCAGAGAGACTATGATTGCAGTAATTGCAATTCTTATTCCAGCAATTAATTTAGCCATTGCAGACCGAACAACATTTGCAGCTGCATTCTTACCATTCTGAATGGCCGCAGTAATCATACCAAAGTCTGGAAATAAACCTGATGCATCAATATTGAATCCTGTTAATACAAAATTTATATCACAAGCATGTGCGAGAGATTCGTTGGAGAAACTTACTCCTGTATTGGTTAACACACCCCTAAAAATATTTGGCGTTGTTTGTACATTAAGTGTTGCATAAGTGCCACCAAAAGAATATACAGGAGCACTTTTTTCTTTGACAACACCATCTACTGTTTCAGTAGTTGTTACATTTACGCCTGCTAAATTATCTGCCATTTATTCCTCCAATCATTGGGACTCAGCTGAAAAACCAGGTAGTACACCCATCATTACCGGAAATTGACCACTCTCACCATCCATAAAAAAACCAACAACCCAGTCGTTAGGTTGTAATACTTGGTGAATTTTTGATGCATTTATTGAATACATTGGATGTGCCCAAGGTAGCTTTTCAGTTGGTATTAAAGATTTATTATCTGTATGCCACCCAAAAATACGAACTTTACATCTACCCAAACCCAATGGGTCGGCTCTATCTTCAACTTCACCAACCCACCATACAAATCCATTTAAACCTGCAAAATTATTTACCGCTTTCATTGTTTAACCACCGATTGATTCAAAGTAGAGTTTGTATTTATATCAGCATATTGTGTCTGCACACTATCTTTGGCAACTTCCATAACTGTTTTGTATTCGTTTTGTGTAATCAAATGTCTTACTGCTGTAATCAAATAGAAACCTGAATAAAATGCATCTGGTTTCTTTTGGTCTGGAGATGGATTTTTTGATAACAATTGAAAGTCGATAACATAACCAACTGTTAAGTTTGGATCACCCGGAACAGATAATCTTACTCTAGTATAGTTTGCCAAAGGTAGTTGTGCTGTTCTGTATGGTACATATGTCTCTGCAAATATGTTTGGTGCAACAGAATTTGGATTTGCCTGAACCGTTGGATTATTTGCATCATCATAGTTTGTGAATATCAATTTCAAAACAGATTCACTTGTTTGGTTCATTTGGTCACCAAAACGATTCTTATAGTTGTTTGTTATTGGATATGGATTTGCACCTAATGAAGGTTGGTTGTTCCAGTAATCAAGATAATCAAATTTTGTTACTTTTCTATTTCTTGTCAATATATCAACAGATATCAATTGATTTGCAAACACACCAGAATTGATTGCACCCAATGCATCATAAGAACCCATAATCTCATAGGTTGTAACATTCAATGCTTGTTCTTGTAAGTCTCTTGTACTTGTATTTTTTGGATCATATGTGTATTTGTCATATCTCACTACATTTGGTCCATCCATAAGATTCTGTAATGAACTAAAATTAAATCCATTCTTGTTCTCAAAGAACACCATATCAGCACCAGGTACTGGCGCCATTGGTCTTGCATATGTTGACAACCAGTTGATTGCATCAAATGGTTTTAAATTGGGGATAACAAAGTTATATACACCATATGTCGGATCAATGTTTAATTTATTTTCTGATATACCCAAAAATGAAGTACAAACATCATAAACAATTGATGATATATTTTGGTTTGTGTAAGCTTTACTTACTTTGTATTGTTCAGATAACAACATTTCTTCAGAACAAAAATACAAATAATATGCCTCAGTATACATATTACCCGATAACTTTCTTTTGTCCATTTTGTATACACGAAATGTTTTATCAATGACTTCACCAAGTTTTCCGTTTTGTGAGTTGCCGTCTTTGTTTAATGTAAATCTAATAAACTCATTACCTGTTAGATTGAATAACTCTGCCCATGATCCAGATTCTGTTAACATAAGATATCCGTGTACGGTTGAAGTATACAAATCTTCTTGGTAAGACAACTCATTCATTAAAAGACGAACATCATATACACCAATTGGTGTTAGTAATGATAAGTTGTCTAACGAATAGTCTTTTACATTGCGAATACCTGCCATTTTATTTTCTCAATAGTGTTGTTAATTGTCTTTCTATACTGCCAGCATATGAAGCATTAAACAAATTAATATTTCTTTTTGATTCATTCAAGGCAACTTCATAATCATAAACTGTTTGAACACTTTTTGATACCGATTTTGTAACATAAACAGATGAGTTTGCAAAATATGTTGGTGTACCTGAAGTTACCATAGTATTTGTGTATGTGTTTGCATCAACATTATAATTAGTTGCTGTTGTTGTAGATGACAAACTATCGTATGTGCTAATTGTTATTATATATGATTGAATTGTGCTTTGTGTGTAAGTTAAAACTTGGCCAAATGTTGTTGATGCTGTATTTGCTGGGTAAGTATTTGCAGCAATAGCAGAATATTTGTTGAGCAAATAGTTATTAAACAAATTTGAATTCATAGGCCATTCGGCTTGAGAATCTATCATTTGATTGGCATATGGCACCATCCAATATCTGTAACTATCACCATAATATTTGTTTGCAATAATATCAGGTGTATCACCATCTTGAATGTCATATGAATAAAACAACAAAGGATTTTTTAAAAGTGAAGGTATAACCTCTACACGTTTAAGTATATCAATGACACTAATTTGATTACCTTGATAATCAGTTGTTGTTATAGTAGGAAACTGAGCAAAATATTGCATTAACGTAATCCTCCAATTGAACCACTAGAACCATCACTTGTTGCATTATTATATCCTGCTTGCAATTTTCCTTTAGTGACAATTTCAATTTCTTTGAATACTAGATTCAATTGAGTTTGTACGGGTGCGCCATCAGTATGTGCTGCAAAACCATTTGGTGCATAGTTAACATCAATGTCTGCCAATACACAATCGCCATATTTTGGTAAATATATGTTTTCCTGGTTGTTTATCATAAATTCAACACTAAAATATGATGGAGGAATAAAAAACATACCATTATCACTTTGAGATGCAGTCAATAAATCTGGTGCGAAATGATACTTAAACGCCGCAATAATTTTA